GAAGAAGGCAAGGTACTTAAGAAAAACTTTCTTGATAATACACCCGCCCTTAAAGTACTCAGAGAAAGAGTAGGCAAGGCATCAGACAAGGGATACCTCAAAGCATTAGATGGCAGACACGTCAGAGTTAGGAGCGAACATGCCTCACTTAACTTTTTACTACAAAGTGCGGGTGCTATAATAAGTAAGAGGGCATGGGTTATTTTTCACTCACTTGCACTACACCTAGAGTACAGGCAATTGGGTGTTATACATGATGAGATACAACTGGAGTGTAGTCCAGAGGATGCAGATGAGATTGGTTCTTTGGTTGTTAAGGCCATGGAGCAGACAACAGATTATTACAAACTAAACTGTCCAATAACTGGAGAGTATAAAATAGGGAGAAGTTGGAATGAAACACATTAAAATTACAAAAGAGAATGTTAACTTGGCTAATTCAATGTCAAGTGACATGGGTATTTTAAATAATTCAATAACACAAGGAAAAGGAAATGTAATTGGATTTTTAGGTGAGATTATTGTAGCAGAGGAACTAGGAATTTCCTTGAACAATACTTATGATTATGATTTAGTATTTAATAACAAAAAAATAGATGTTAAAAGCAAGAGGGTAACATCAGCACCTAGAGAATATTATGAATGTTCTGTAGCTGACCTGAACACTAAACAAAAGTGTGACTTTTACGTTTTTACCCGAATAAAAAATGATTTGTCAGAAGGATGGATACTAGGCTACCTAGAAAAAGAAAAGTATTTAGCAGACTCAAAGTTTTTAAAGAAGGGGAGTATAGACCCTGACAATAATTGGAAAGTTTCAACAGACTGTCATAATCTACCTATAAGCAAATTAAAGGACATAGAAGAATTAGGCAAACATGAAGGATAACGAAATTAAAGTGCAATGGAATGAGAACAGAGAGAAAGACAACATCAATCCGGAGCATTACACACAAGGGATAGAGTGCATTGATTATATCACTTCAAAAAACATGAGTTTTCTTGAAGGTAATGTGATAAAATATGTAACTCGATACAAAATGAAGAATGGATTAGAAGATTTAAAGAAAGCACAATGGTACTTAAATCGGCTAATAGAAATTACAACAAGAGAGGAGCAACAAAGTGGAAAAGACAATAGAAACACTAATACCTGATGTATATGAGGTAATGAAGTCTAAGGATTACACCGGAGACTTAGATACCATAGCTATGCAATGTGGTAGAGAGGTTGAACAGGCAATTAAGAATGCCTTTGAGCCTTATGAACAAAAGAAAGACCTGAGAATGTCTAGCATTGGTCGTTGTGAAAGGGCACAGTGGTATACTGTGAAGGGGTACACACCTGAGGAGATAGATGGGAGTGTGTACCTTACCTTTCTACAAGGTCATGTGTTAGAAGCCATGCTCGTGGCTCTGATTAAACTATCAGGACACGCAGTGACAGACCAACAAAAGCAACACACAGTCGAGGGTGTTAATGGCTCTCAAGATTGTACTATTGATGGTGAGTTAGTAGACATAAAGACTGCTAGTGCATGGTCTTGGGATAACAAGTTTGACGAGGATGGTATTAAAGATGATAGCTTTGGCTACATCAAACAACTATCAGCCTATGGTAAAGGAGACAAAAGAGAGCATGGATACTTCCTTGCTTTGAATAAAAACAAATCAACTCTCAAGCTGTGCAAACAGGAACTTGAACAAGATGTAGATACTTTTATTGTCGACCTGAAAAATAAAATGGAGTCGGATACACCGCCTATGAGAATAGCTAACGCTACCACTATGACTAAGTCAGGAGAGGAGAAGCTATGCATGACCTGTGCATTTTGTGGATTCAAAGAAGACTGTTATGGTAGTTTAGATGCTAGACCTATTCCCTCAGGCAAGATAACCAATTATTTTGTTGACAATAAAGGAGCAAGTTTTTGAAGCTACTACCAGAGTTGAAGGCTTTTATCTCTGCAACTTATGACACCTGTTTAATCTGTGATGAGTTAGAGATAGAGCCTGATGAGTTACTTGATGCATTTGAAGGTAAACTTATTGAGAAGAAAGATAGATTCTTAGAGGACTTTGAGGAGACCGAATGGAATACATAGAGATAAGCCTAGCTTTTATGTTACTAGGTGCAGTTGCTATTTACTTTACACACAAGAGAGCATACGACAAAGGAATAACAACAGCAATACTACTACATAGAAACGGAAGATTAAAGTACAAAGATTATTATGATGAGAATGGCGATAAGATGGTTGACATTGAAATCGCACCACTAGAGGATGATGAATGAACACACTACCAAATGACTACCAAAATTTTATAGCACTGAGCAGATACGCTAGGTGGCTACCTGACAAAAACAGGAGAGAGACATGGCAAGAAACAGTTGCTAGATACTTTGACTTCATGGAAGAACATTTAAAAGAGAACTGTAACCATGAGTTATTACCCAAGACTAGGAAGATACTTGAAGATGCTGTACTTAACTTAGAAGTTATGCCAAGCATGAGAGCATTGATGACCTCAGGCAAGGCACTCAAAGACAACAACATAGCCGGATACAACTGTGCCTATCTTAGTGTTGACCATCCCAAGGCATTTGATGAGTGCCTATACATTCTAATGCATGGTACTGGTGTAGGCTTTAGTGTAGAAAGACAATTTATTTCTAAGCTACCCGAAGTACCTGAGGAGATGATTGATGTTGAGGACACAGTAGTGGTACAAGACAGCAAGGAAGGATGGCAGTCTGCGTTTAGAAAACTTATTACTTACTTGTACAATGGTGAAATGCCTAAGTGGGATTTCTCTAAGATTAGACCCAAAGGTTCTAGGTTAGCTACCTTTGGAGGCAGAGCAAGTGGTCCTGAACCACTGCTTGATTTATTTAACTTCGCTACTAACCTATTCAAAGAGTCAGTAGGAAGAAAGCTAACAAGTTATGAGTGTCATAGAATGATGTGTAAGATAGCAGAGGTGGTAGTCGTAGGTGGTGTGCGTAGGTCAGCACTTATATCTCTATCAAACTTAACTGATGAGCGTATGCGTAACGCTAAGTCAGGTCAGTGGTGGTCAGACACACCGGAAATGGCACTCAGTAACAACAGTGTATGCTATACAGAGAAGCCTGACATGGGTATATTCATGAAGGAATGGGCTTCTCTTTATGAGTCTAAGTCAGGTGAGCGTGGCATCTTCAACAGAGAAGCGGCTATCAAACAAGTAGCATCCATAGGTAGGAGAGATACAGAGCATGACTTTGGTTGTAATCCATGCAGTGAAATCATCCTAAGAGATGGTCAATTTTGCAACTTAACAGAGGTAGTGATACGAGCAACAGACACACAGAAAGATATGCTCCGTAAGGTAAGATTAGCCACTATACTGGGCACATTTCAAGCAAGTCTTACTAACATTAAGAGACTTAGACCGAAATGGGTTAAAAATACAGAAGAAGAAGCCTTGCTTGGAGTGTCATTAACTGGTATAATGGACAATAGTTTTATGAATGGTAGCAGTGAAGATAGAGGCTACTATGGTAAAAGAAGTTTACCTGACTTTCTCAGTGACCTTAGAAAAGAAACAGTTAAGACTAATGAGCATTGGTCAGAGCTACTAGGTATCCAACAAGCTACTGCAACAACAGCAATTAAACCTAGTGGCACAGTCAGTCAATTAGTAGATAGTGCAAGTGGTATACACACTAGGCACAATGACTACTATTTCCGTAGAGTAAGAGCAGATGCTAAAGACCCTATCGCTCAGCTTATGGAAGACCAAGGCATACCTTGTGAGGCTGATGTAATGAAACCTAATAGCGTTAAAGTCTTTACCTTTCCAATGAAAGCACCCGAAGGTGCTATACTTAGGAACGACAGGACTGCTATCGAACAGCTAGAACTATGGCTCACCTATCAAAGATATTACTGTGAGCATAAGCCTAGCGTTACTGTTAGTGTAAGAGAACATGAGTGGATGGAAGTAGGTGCATGGGTATACAAGCACTTTGATGAAGTCAGTGGTGTTAGTTTCTTACCACACTCTGACCACTCCTACCAACAAGCACCTTATGAAGATTGCACTAAGAAACAGTACAATGAACTGGCTAAGAAAATGCCTAAGTCTGTAGACTGGGATTTGATTAGCGAGTACGAGTTAACAGATATGACAGTAGGCACTAAGACTTTAGCGTGTACTGGTAGTGTGTGTGAACTTGTTGACTTAGTTGAAGAAGAAAGAGACGTAGAGTGATAGGCACTATTGTACTTATCATTGCTCTTCAACTAATTGTTATAAAAATGTTAGACTAATATAGGAGTAAAATATGTTAGATAAGATAAAGAATGGTGCTGATGGAGCGATAGATGTTGGCATCAAACTGATAAGCCTTTCAATTATATTACAGATTATCTTTGGACCAAAGGTAGCCTTCCTTACAGGAGATGTAATTGGCTCTATACTAGGCATAGTTTGGACTTTAGGAAACGGTGGACTGGCTGGCATTATTGCAGCTGTCATCATTTGGAGATTACTCGACAAAGATATAGTCGATGAACTCAAAGACTAAGTCTAAAAACTCTTGGGGTCTTGTCCGTATGGATGAGACTTCCAAGTTATACCTAACACTAAAACAACAAAAGAAAAAAACAAACCCAAGACTTTGGCGAACAGACTGGAGAAAGTAATGAAGCACAAAGGGATTCTACCCTTGCCTGTATTTACAAGAGGCAGAGGTGAAAAGAAAAGGGAACACTTAGTTAGTTTAAACAACTTCTTTCCTATGCACTACATACAAAAGAACAATGTTAAACGAGCCTATCATGATACTGTTATGGACTGGGTACTAACACTGCCTAAGTATAAGACCATACAGCCACACTACAAGCTATACTTTAATACAAAACACAAAAGGGATTTAGATAACTACACATTTACTATGCATAAGTTTCTTATGGATGCATTAGTAGAGGGTGAGGTTATTGAGGATGACCACTATGAGATTGTAACTAAGGTTACTACAGAGATTGGTGGATTAGATACAGACAACTATGTTGTTGTCGAAATAAAAGGAGAGGAACTTGGCACTGAACAAGAGCAAGGACATAAAAGAATTAAAGAAGTTTGATGTAGACCTAGAGTTTGGTCAGCAATGGGAGAAGCACATAGATGAGATGTTCTCAGGTGCTAAGAAGTGTGAAGTTAAAACAGAGAGGGATAAGTGGGCAACGACAGGTAACATCTGTATTGAGACAGAGAGCTATGGTAAACCCTCAGGATTAACTAGCACAGAGGCTGAGTTGTGGGTACATAATTTAGTTAAGGATGGAGAGTTGTGTTGTAGCCTAGTGTTTAACACTGACAAACTACGAAAGACAATGGAAGATATGAAACCTTACACTGTCATGGGTGGGGATAACAAAGCATCTAAGATGTACTTAGTTAACATAGCTAAGTTACTTAACGCAGTTAGTCAATCTCAGTAGTAAGAGGGCCAGTACGCTTAGATTTAATAGGTGTTTTAGTTGCAACTGCCTTCTTAATCTCACTAATATAAAAAGGTATTTCCTGTGTCTTTGGAAAAAACCCTACACCAAAATCAGGCATGTCACCATTAAAATTCTCCCTATACATCTGCATAGCAATTGATAAATTTTTTCTATCTTCTCTTATTTGTCTTAAATATTCACCCATAATTACATTTTACCATACTTTTCATAGTATGGGCCTTCTAATTTAACTGTTTTTGCATGAGCAAGTGCATCTTCTAAATACTTAGTCATTTCAGGAAACAACTTCTTTGCATATTTGTACATCTCTCTATTCTTTGTTGCACCACCAGTGAACGACCAAAACTGAAACAACTCTGCCCATATCTCTACTCTTCTACCATACATAGCACTATGGTTTCTAGCATCATGACTAAACCTTATATAACCACCTTGAGGAGATTCTTTTCTTTGAGTGTAGTAACCATAACCATGAGAACCATAATGATAAATATCTCCATTAGGTATAGGGTCTATTAATTGCTTATCCATTGTCTCATCACCAGTCAATGCTGCAAGAATATCAGTGAAAGAGCCAATCATCTCAGCACCACCAGCCTCTGCAAAATCAGGCATTGTTTCTTCCATCTTTGCTTCTATATCTTCTAAAGTTTTTATTATCTCAGCCACTTTTTGATGTCTAACATGATGTAATTCAATCAATGCTTCTGCTTTTTTTACTTCGTCTTCTGCTCTTCTTAATTTAACAGGGTCTGGATTTTTAGTAATTTTAAGTTTAGCGAGATTAGTTTTTGTATCTTCTACAATTTGTTTCATTGCTCGCCAATGGTCTCCCGGTTGCATACTGTTTTCAATACCCGCTCTATCTTTTCCTTTAGGAATATTACGACCTCTTTCTGTCAACACTATACCATTTTTTTCTATAAACTGCCAATAAAAACTATCATCAAAAACTAACCCAGTCTTTAAACCATCTGACAACATAGGCCCAAACAAACCCAAAGATGTTTCCATTCTCCCTTCATGCCTAGTACCACCATCTTCAGTATCTCTTTCTATCGAGCCTGTAGCTTTTCCTATAATATTATCTAATGCATGACCGTACTCATGAAATAAAGTTTGTATATCCTTACCTCTATAACCAAAAGGAGTTTTAAGAGTACTCCATGGGCCTTCGTAAGAATTATGACTGCCCGAATATTGACCACCTTTTATTATTTTTGGACTAGGAAACTTATTAATTAATATTCTCGCTTCTTCAGTTCCCCATTTATTCCATAAACTATCCCAATAAGGGTTTCCACCCATAACCACAGGGTTTGGTATATCAGGATTAACAGGAGGAACTATAGGAGTTTCTTTAGGAATTGAAGGCTGGTTTCTTATAACTGGAACTTCCTTAGGTTTAGGCAAATCATATCCCCAGTCAATATTCTTAGGGTCTCCACTGTGACCTTCTAATCCTCTGTCAATAGCTTGTTGCATTTGAGGTGCATATATTTGCTGGAATCCCGGTTGGTCTTCTAGATTAATACATTTTCTCACTACCTGTCTCCTAAAAATGCTTCTGAACCAATCCTTCCTGTCGTAGCATTTAACATTACCTTAAATATTTCTTCTGTTGTGTCACCTAAGAAATTATCTCCCAACAAACTTTTCATAAAGTTATCTACCAATGCAGGGCCCGGGCCTACTACATAGCCACCTATTTGTGAATCAGATATTTCTCCAATTAACGGAACACCTACCGCACTAATAGTTTGTATCATTCCTCTATCTTCTTCCACTCCTTTAATAGCATCTTTAACTGCCATAGCTAATGCAGCCATTCCTATAGCAGCACTAATAGCAGATATTGTTCCCAACTTACCAACGAAATCAGCCGAACAAAACTGAGGATTCATTTTAGCATTCAACCTTCTAGCAATAGTATTGCCAAATAGTATAGGAAAAGATTTAAGCTGTGCTAATAACATAAGATTAGGATTAGACATCCATAATGGTCTATTACCAGCAGTCGGCTCAAGTGCTACGTCAGTAGTTATTTTACGCATCCATGGAATTAGCACATCTCTTACAGTTACAGTTTCTCCTTCTGAGTTAGTAAATGTACTTTCTAAATAATTATCATCCAAAATAGCTGACTCTATATTACCATTAGCAAGAGCACCTAACTTTCTAAAATCTTCCAAAGTTAAACCATTTTCTAACAACTCTTGTTCTAACAGTTTCTTGTTGTTAGCATTCATAGTGTCTATTTTGTTGTGTTGCTCTTGTATCATTTTAAGTCCAGCCATAGCAGTCCACACTCTAACAAAGTTAGTATATTGTGTTAACCACATAGCAGCCGGTGTACGAAAGAAATAATTTAATATAATATTTCTATCACCTGCCATTAATTTGTCTACTCTTTCAGCCATAGCAGGATTAGTAGCCATGCCCATAACTCTTAACAAATCTCTACCAAATGATGACATAGCTTTTTGACCTTCGCCACCTGCATAGGCAGAACGCATCATTCCTTTTAAAGCATACCCTGCTACAGTTGGTGCAGCCTTTAACATATTATACCAGCCATTTCTTTGAGGTATCCACAACGGTTCAGTCCAAGAACTTATTGTAGCTAATCCTAAATAACTAACAGCAGTTACTGTAGTTAATCCTTTCATGCCTTGTACTAATGCTCTTTGCTCAGTTGTTCTAGGTTTTTTATAGACATTGTGATAAGCATCATACATGCCCCACAACTTTTCAGTCTGTGCATCATTAAGAGCACCTGTTCTTTTTAATCTTTTTATTGCAGCATTGTATTTATTAGCAGCATCGCCACCAAATGCTTCAGCAGATGCTATTCTTGATACAGCACTAAGCAAATAATTTTCTATTGATTGTAATGTGTCTTTGTTTCTAAATTTAGTATCTAAGTTATCCCATCTACCATCTCTAATTATTTCAAAGGATGACCTTCCTAATCCTTGTTGTTGGTCAATGCCTGCTCTAATTTGTTCAGAAGTAAATACGTTAGCATCTACATCATTTAATATGTTTTCTAATACTAAAAGTGCTTCTTCTCTAGGCAACCCAACATCATTAATTAAACTATCTAAAAACTCTTGCTGATTCTTTTCGTTTCTTTTAATAAAATTAGCATCAATACTACGAGTTAAGTATCCTTTTTGATGTCCAATAGTTAAGCCATCTTTTCCTAACACTCTATACAACTCTGCCCAAATCTCTTCTTGTATCTGTGCAATTTCTACAATACTTTCATCTAGCAATGCTTTTTTGTTAGCACCTATTAAAGACAATACTTCAGCTTCAGCTTGTGCTAGATTGTACAAAGGTCTTTTATTCTTTTCTTCTAACTTAGCAGCTATATATCTATTAACCGCAGGCCTAACACTACCACCCATTTCTCCCATAAATGGTATTTTCCTAACCCATGTATCTCTTATACGCTCAAACCTATTAACATACTTACCAATTAAAAGATGCCTACGAGTGTCATAAGATTTAGTTATGCCTTGTTTTTCACCACTACCTGTTTGAACATCAGCAAGAGCACCTGCTATATCCATGTAAGCAGCCATGTCTTTACCTGTCTTTACATCTTTTCTAATGTCAGTTAATTCATCAGTAGAACGCTTTAATGCTAACTCTGACAATCCACTTAATATATTAGAAAGCAACCCTTTAGTTTCTTCAGGAGCATTGTATAAATTAGGTATGATGTCTGCAACATTTCTTTCTACATCAAATTTAGGTGGGCGAATTCTACCCATTCCAGTTTCAACATCAAATGGTTTTTTAGTACCCGGTAATGCTTCAAACTTTTTAATTAAATCTGCATTTGGTTTTTTACCAAGATTTACATCTTTAACAATACTGTCATATTCTTTTACTAGCTTATCAAAATCTTTAGTATATGTTTTTACATCTGCTTTATAACGCTCGCCTGCTTTTACTTTAGCTTGTACATCAGCAAAATCTAATAATTTTTTATCTGCTGCACGACTTCTATTAACATCAGTAGCTGCACTTATAGATGCAGGAGTACCATACAGACCACCACCTGCTGCACCTACAGCAAAATCTGTCAACATAGACTCAGGATTTATACCTTCAACTCCTAACACTGATGTACGCATCATGTTGGCTTGTTGTGCAGACTCTATACTACCTTCTATTAATGCAGAGTTTAATGTTTGTCTTGCTCCTTTATAGAGCATAGAACCAATCTTTTCTTTATCAGTTGTTTTTAAATTATCAGCTAATTCTTTTAATGATTTCTTAGCAGGCAATCCTGCTTTTTTCATAGACCTTGCCCATATACCCGGAAGAATAAAATCAAGACCTGCGTTTTGTATAGCTGTAAAACTAGCATTACCAATTTCACTTTCGGTTAAATCGTCTACAGTCTTACCGGCTGCTGCTGCATGAGTTTCTACTGCTTCGTCTAATAACATTAAGTAGTTAAATCCAGCAGTAGCACCTGTAATACCAGCACCTATTAACTTAGAAACACCCGGGCCTTTCATTAACGATTGGCCCAATGTTAAACCAAACATAGTAATACCCATAGCAGTAGCATTCTCTGCTAGTTTTTCTCCTAAGAATCCGGGAACATCTTTTAAACTTTGTTGTGTAATTTCACCTTGGTATTCTGGAGCGTAGTCTTGCATTCCAGTTTCACCAGCTTCTTGTAATTTAGCAGAGTAGTCTTGTATGCCTTGAGGAACATTTAAACCCATGCGTGGCAATAGCTCCGATAGTCCACGACCACCAGCTTTCATTGCTCTATCAAAAGAATATCCTAATGAATCAGAATCTTTGCCAGAAAAATCTACAGATGCGAAATTAAAATCCTCAAAAGGATTTCCTACTTCTTCATAACTTACACCACCAAAATCAAAATTAGCAAAAGGATTTTCTTCTTCCTCTTCTTTTACAAATGGATTAACAGCCATTGCTTACCTCTATGCTTTTTTACCGTATTCTTCTTCAAGCATTGCCATTACTGTTTTATCATCTGCCGGCAAACCAGCAGCAAGTAATTGTGCTTGTAAACTTCTATACACTCCAACCATGTAAGTTGCTTTCTTTTTTCTTTTTTCTTCGCTATCTCCAAAGAAACTTATAAACGACTTGCTATCAGTAAACCTATCCATTAAAGCAGATTCTGATAGTTTAGTTGCATTAAACAATGATGCACTTGGACCACTAGCAGAAGCTGCTGCTTTAGCTAATCCCATTTGCATTGTGCCTAATTGATTTCCTCCCGGTTTATTGCCACCTATGTCTCTTAATCCAGCACCAAACAAAGCAGCAGTAGTAGGGTCTTTCATTCCTAATTTAAATTTATCAAAGAAACTCATATTGTCTATTTCATTTTGTTTCTTAATTTTTAATTCTTCAGCTGCTTTTATTGCATCGTCTTGTGCTTTTATTGCATCAAGCTGTTCTATTGCAGGCATCATAGAAGCATTAGCATTTTCTTGAGCTATAGCTTTTGCTTGTTCAGTCATAGGATATAAATTCCTATCTACACCATAAGCACCAGCTCCAAGAGCAGTTCCTGTAAGAGCTAGTCTACCCGGAGAAAATGCTGTGCCTGCTGGTATACCCGGTACAGCTGCTGTTCTATTTATAGGATTTGCAAGAGGTCTAGCAAAAGTTCCTTGTCTTGGAGTAGTAATAACTTTTCCTGCATTTGGTGCATTAATAGGATAAGATGGTACTTTAGTTTGAGCAGGCATAGGAAGACCAGTTTTAGGATTTATAGGCACACCTGTAGGTTTAGTAAAAGTACCTGTACCTGAAAAAGTAGAAGAGGCTGGTGTTCCCGGAACAGCATCAGTAGGTTTTCTAAAAGTCTTTTTAAATATGTTTGCCATTTTACCTGCACCAGTTATTCCTTTAAGAGCAAGACCACCGGGCACTGCTAACATAGCTGCATCAAAAGCTAATTTATAAGGGTCTTCTTCAAACCTTCTTTCTACATATTCTGTAAACTTTTCAGGTTTGTCTTCATCCCATAAACTAGAGACTGCGTCTAAAAATCCTCCAGTTGTTTTAACCTCTGTATCTTCTTCTACCCATTTAACTCCAGCTTTTACACTAGGATTACAAAACTCTTTAGTACCGGGTATTTTTTGTCCGTTGTATGTACAATAACCCATTATCTTTCTCCTTTATTCATTATCTTCCAAACCTCATTGGCCCACCATATCTTCTATC